AGTATCTCCACAGAGGTTGTAGCGGATACTGAGGGGGAGATGTTGAACCAGGCACAAGAGTTTATTACTATCTCATCAGCAATTACAATCAAAGTTCCTTGTACTGTTGAAGGATTGAAGGCGTGTAAGGAATTATCTAAAGTTGGTGTAAAAACTAATGTCACCCTTGTCTTCTCAGTTGCACAAGCAATCTTAGCAGCAAAGGCAGGAGCAACTTATATCTCCCCATTCATTGGTAGATGGGAAGATAATTCAGTTGATGGTTTGGAATTGATTCAGAAGATTAGGAAGGTCTATAACCAACTCAATGCAACAGGTCTTAAGACACCTCAAATTTTAGGAGCATCAATTCGTGATGTGAGACAGGTAGAGAAATGTGCAGAGTATGGTGCAGACGTTGTTACCATTCCTCCTATCGTATTTTGGAAGATGTATAAGAACGTTATGACTGACAAAGGACTGGAACAGTTTCAAAAAGATTGGGAAGATGCAAACAAGTAGAAACACTCATTGACTTCTATTGTAAAGAAATATAAAGATACACTTAAGTCACTAAAGGGTCTTATGGACACCTGAATAACCGTCCACCACCTCCTTGACGGGGGTGGTTTTTTATTGTATAATAATCTCATACACATCAGACCCATGTCCTACGAAGCAACTGTTGAATTCAAATTTGATGCCACCTACACTCATGATTATAGTCGTGGGTTTGGTTCTACCATTGATGACGACTTCATTCCAGAAGAACACTTTGTAATCACTGCACCTGCTGCTGACCTCAGTGCCCGACAATACTTCAAACTATTTGAGAAGTTTATGTTGGCAGTTGGTATGACTCCTCATAACATTCGTGAGGGTGCTATGTCTTTGGTCTTGAATGAATGGGTCAATGATGCAGACCAACGTAAAATCTGTGAGGAGTATGAAGTCACAAGGAATGAAGACCTCCATGAAAAGTTTAAGGAATGGAAGGAACGTGATGAAGAGATTGAGTCCATTCGCAATTCGCAAATAACGAATGACATTGACTCTGCAAATGGTGTAGCATGTGTTGATGGAACTTTTAATGAGGTTTGACCTATGGGTATGATATTGACACTGGTAAAGAAGAAGTCATTCCTATGGATGAGGACTTTATGAACCGATTGCAAGACCTGGTAAAAGATGTGGAGTTAGACGATTAGTAATGGGGCAGCAAAGTCGGGTAGGGGTATTTGGCTTGCGTAAGTCCCCATTTTATTCTATAATATAAATAGTAATACCCCTACTAAAAGAACAATGTATTATACTTACGCATACCTGCGGGAAGATAAAACTCCTTATTACATTGGAAAAGGCAAAGGCGATAGAATTTATAAAAAAAGCAATAGGGAAATTAAACCACCAAAAGATAGGACAAGAGTAATTTTTCTAAAACAAAACCTCACTGAAGAAGAAGCATTTAAACATGAAAAATATATGATTGCCGTGTTTGGTAGGAAAGATTTAGGAAATGGTATTCTTCGCAACAGGACTGATGGTGGAGAAGGAAATAGTGGGTTGATTCATAGTCAAGAATCAAAAAGAAAAATAAGTGAAGCAGTAAAGGGAAAAAATCATCCTCTATATGGAATATCTCCTTCAAAAGAAACGAGGAAAAAAATGAGTAATTCTTTGAAGGGAAGAATAATCTTTCCAGAATGGAGAGAAAAAATGAGTAAATCTCATATTGGAAGACCAGGAACTTATGGATTTGATGGAAAGTTTCATAGTCAAGAAACTAAACAAAAATTGAGACAAATAAATCTTGGTAGAAAACATTCTGAAGAAACTAGAAGAAAAATAAGTGAATCGCATAAATGCTCAAATCATTATCAATATGGAAAACCTCTTTCAGAAGAAACAAAGAAGAAATTAAAAGAAATAAATATTGGAAAAAATAATCCAAATTATGGAAAACACTGGTGGAACAATGGACATATTTCCAAACTTAGTATAGAATGTCCTGGAAATGGTTGGATTCGTGGTAGAATTGCAAATAGATAGGAGGTAATTTTACTTTGGGAATGTTTGATTATCTGAGAAGTTCTTATGATTTAGGCGAGCAGTTTACCAATACTCGTCTTCACACAAAAGACATAGAAGAGCATGGAATAGGTGGCACAATGACTCAATACTGGTTGTCTCCTGATGGACAACTATATTGGATTGATTACTCTCATACTGCTGACTTTGTTGAATTCAAAGAAGGTGATGAAGGATACACTGAAAAGAATTCCTGGACAAACTTCCAGTGGATTCCAAACGGAACCCGTGGTAGAGTGAGACCAACGAACCTCACCAAATACATCACCGTGTATCCTGAAAGTTGGGATGGTGAGTGGGAACACTGGCCTGAGTGTCGTATCCATTTTAAAGGAGGTGTCCTACAAGATTATGAAAACTCTTATCTATGAGGAAGTAAAATGACTAAAGAAGAAAAACTCTTGAATTATATTCAAGATAATATTGATGATTGGACTAACGAAGCAATTTACGATTATAACCTGTATGGTGTGGTTGATTACGAAACTGCTAAAAAGTTAATTCTTTTTGGTGCTAGTACTATTGCTTATGAGAGGGACACTTGAAGAACTGGCACAGGGATGCTCCAAGTGTCCCTGTATTGACTTTTTTGAGGGTGTTGGGTTAGACTTGGGAAAATGTTTTGAACAGATTATCTACCACCGCACACTGAACTCTTTGCATTATACAAATGACTAACGAACAAATTGAAATGCTCCGCCTTCTTATTCAAGATGAGATTGAAATTGCTGGAGTTGGAGTTGAAGGTATGGAAGATGGTGTCTGGGACTTTATGGATAGTCAATTAGACAAACGATGGAAAGAGTTTCAGGAGAGTTTCAATGACTGAACACAAGATTGACTACAAGATTAAATACAAACCTCAATTCCCAGAACCTTCTAATTGGCAGTGTTATTTGTATGGAAACAGACCTGGAGGATGGGGATTGGTATACTGTCCAGAAAAAGGAAAAGTACCAAATCGTTTTGTGAGATTTATGATGAGAATTTGTTTTGATTGCTATTGGGTAAAGAAGGACAACAATGACTGAAAAAGAAGGACAACTTTACTTTGTTATATCTGAATGGTGGGATCAAGTTTTCACATCAGGAGATAGCAAAGACGTGAGCATCCGTACACTTGTAGAATACATTATGGAACTGGAGGATGAAGATGATGATTGATTATGACAAGTTTAAGCAAATGTTTCTTCAGGGTGCTGCTTTCAGTATTGGTATTGTAGGCATTGCAATCATCTGTATTGTTATGCTCTCTGGTGGTGAAGATGAAACACTCATGAAACCACATGCCGAAGTAGTTGACACCTACAAAGGATGTGATATAGTAAGATGGTCTACGAGTAAAATGGCTGAGTATAAGTATTTCCTCTACTGTGAGAAAAACAAATGACGTATTTTAAATACATCACAGATCATCTGCTTCGTGCTTGGGTTCAGTCCTGGACTTATAACTTCAGGATTTGGGCAGACCTAATGACCAATAACTATGAGACATATGCTAATCCTTATGGTGAAAGTCCAGAACGAGAATGTTATGAATGGTTCTGGGCATCTATCAATATGGATGAGACATACCCTAAAGAGTTCCTTGAATATCTTCAGCAGATGGTAGATGATATTGATAGTGGTAAAGTGAAGACATATCCTATGGATGATGTTCTTAAAATATGGACAGAAGATGCACAAAAGTATTATGACTGACAACTGGAAGAAATGGACTATCTGGACTTCCATTTATGTTTTTGATTATTGTGTGTTTTCTTGGAGAAATCACATGTGGCCACATCTTGATGGATACGCAGATGAAGGTATGATGAAAACACTTTTCTGGCATTACCTAAACTACGGCAATACTACAATCTACTATGAATGGGACAACTGATGACTGATTACGAACAAAAACTCTATGATGTGATTGCTGATTGGTGGGATGAAGTGTTTGTTGTCAATCCACCATCAGTAGATCGTGATGGTGAGTATATGGATAAGAACCCTACCATCATTGACCTTGTAAAATCTATCAGTGAGATAGATGATTGGGATAAACCAATCCCAGAAGGTGTTGATCCTTACAATTTAACTGGAAGAGATCCAACACGTTCTGTATGGAAGAATGGTAAACGCCCTTCCCCAGATTATTACGAAATATGGTATACAAAAGAACAATGACACACAACCTCCCAGATAAAGATGATGCTCCATGGTTGAATACAACTCTGGATGGATTCAATGAAGAACTTGCATTAAAATCTCTTGGAATTGATCGTGAAACTTTTGGACAGAAACCTTGGAATGAAGGTGATTTAGATTATGAAGCACCAAATGGTGATCACATCAAGAACTATCCTGATGTCACCCGTGTAGAGGTGATTGGTAGTGATGGACGTGAGTATGTTCGTTATGAATGTTCTAACGTTCAGGTGTCACTACAGGATGACGGACAAACAATCAAAGTATTTCTATTTTCTACCTATGACAATCCCTAATTTCAAATCCCGACATGATTGGGAAGCATTTACATCAATGTTTGATGCACGTTGGCATTGTAAGAAAGCATTGCTAGATCGTGTCAAAGATGATCTCTATCCCAAATATAGATGGGAAGAACTCAATGCAGGAACACTTGAAGTGATCAATGACATCACACAATCTCTGTTGTATGATGTAGAGCACACATTCAAAGAAGAGCATCCAGAGTATAAGACTGAGGATGATGAATGTTTTATCCCTCGTTCTTCATTCAAGGAGAATGTAACAGAAGCTCTTCTGGAAGCAAACCAGAAGTTCTGGAACTCTGCTAACGAATGCCCTCCATGTGACACTCTGCATGTAAAGAATGTGATAAAGCAAGAGTGAAGGCAAGACATCAAGCAAACCCAGAACGCACAAGAAATAATGATCTGAAAAGAAACTATGGTATAACTCTTGAAGAACATACAAAAATGTATGAAGAACAAAATGGACGATGTGCTATTTGTGGTAATGAAGGTAATGGTAAGTGGAAAAAGTTATGTGTAGACCATTGTCACACCACTGGTAAGATTAGAAAACTACTCTGCAACAACTGTAACACCGCACTGGGGCTGGTAGGAGACAATGTAGATACCCTTCAGAAGATGATTGAGTATCTTGCTGCTGCTGAGTCTACACCTGTAGCACTCGTAGCACCATCTGTAGGATGATATGCCTGATGGTAGTCTTCACCACTCCCTTGACGGGGGTGCTTTTTTATTGTATAATGACCACAGATAAAACTAACCAAGAATGTCATATGTCATATGAATACGGATCAAAAGAATTCTATGCAGAACAATTTGCTGATTTGATTGCAGATGTTCAACATGACTCGCCAGAATTTAGTGACAATCTAGTTGCTGGCTTCTTGCTTGCCCTTGATGACTGGCGTCAGTATCACGTCAAGCAAATTCTAGAACTAGACAGAGTTGAATTTAAACTCAATGACCAAAATAGTGACCACATGACAAACACCCCAGATGAAATTTAAAGCATTAGTATTCATCCGTCTACGATCACAGGTTGATGACTCTCCAGGTAATGCTGTGAGAGATGGTAGTAAGCGATTGTCTGAGCTGAATATCAAGAAACTTAGACTTGGTAAGGTAATTGATATTTGGTTGGAAGCACCGACCAGAGAGTATGCAGTGAAAGAAATTGAAATGCTTTCTGATCGTTTCTATGCCAACACAGTCATGGAAGATTGGGACTATGAATTGACTGAGATTGAAAGTTTCCCCAAAGGTATTGACAATGGATGATTTTAACGCACCAGGATCCAATAAGAGTTGGATGGACGATGGTTTCAAGAAGTATGCTGCTGAATGGCAACTCAATAATATTGAGAAACTATTAGATGCTAAGGTAGAACGCTGTCATGTATACAACAGCGACGACCGAGATGTAGTATACAATCAAATTACTATTACATACAAACAGGAGGACTAATGGAAGTAATTGTAGAAGGAAAGGTAAAAACAGTATATCAAGGTGACGATGCTGATCGTGTCATCATTGAGTATCACGATAAAGTGACTGCAGGGAACGGAGAGAAGGAAGATCATCCTTTAGGAAAAGGATCTCTCTGTTGCAGTATCTCATCTGTTATCTTTGAGAAACTTACTAAAGAAAATATTCCAACCCATTACATTGATATGGTTGGTGCTAATAAGATGATCTGTAAGAAGGTAGAGATTGTTCCACTAGAAGTTATTTGTAGGAATCGTGCTGCTGGATCTATTGTTCGTGAGACAACTCTCAAGGAAGGTTATCCTCTTCCTCATCCTATTGTAGAATTCTTCTTAAAAGATGATAGTAAGCATGACCCTTTACTTACACCAGATCGTGTGCGTTTGATGGGATATGATCCTGAACCTTTCATTGAGATGACACTAAGGATTAATGATTACCTTCGTCAGATGTTCTACATCATGGGTATTGATCTTGTAGATTTTAAAATTGAGTATGGATATACTGCTCATGGTGAGTTACTACTTGCCGATGAGATCAGTCCTGATAGTATGAGACTATGGAAGATTGGTAGTGACGAAAGATTTGATAAAGATCTATTCAGAAACGATGAAGGTGATATTGTCCCTGCCTATCGTGAGATCCTTGACCGACTACAACCCCTTGCAATTCAATGACTGAAGAACAACTTGACAAGATCCGTTTTAGATTTGGTGGAGACTGGTATGATACTTGGTGGTTAGCAATCAGTGAAAGGTTTGATTCATTAAACTCATTAGCATCGTGGGAACCAAGTTTCTTTGATCTCATCAATAAAGGATGGTTAGATATGTACTACATACCCCCAAAGAAACAAACTCAAGAAGAGTATATTAAATCCTTCCTTAACTCCAACCCATACTATAACGAGAAGTATTACGGATATGAAACATGAAACTAATTAAGTTCACCCGTGATTGTGATTTTGGACAAGATTGGTATGTCCAAGTATTATTCACCAAACGATGGGCACTTTTTCAAGCATCAGCACATTGGTATGAGTATCCTGTTTGGCCTTTTCTTCAAATCCAATCTGGTATGGGCAATCTAATTTCTATTTTGTTTAGTTTCTATAAGTTTGGATTCAATATTGGATTACTGGAACGCACTTGGAGATTTTAATAATGACCATCAAAGAAAAAAAGACCCTACTTAAGAAACTTGAAACTGCCTATAAAACTTGTTTTGATTGTGGACACAAGTATGGAGTTTATTCTGTAGGTTGTTCATCTGTTTATGAATCAAAGTGTGGTGTATGTGGTGAGACAAAACCTATTACAGAAACCCGAGACTTTGGTTTCTTCAGTAGTACAATACGCAAACTTAAAAAAGAGATTAATGAAACACGAAATCCCTGATATCATTAGAAAGAATTCTTTTGATTGCTTCAAGAGTTTGAATGAAGCAGAACGTGCTGTTGTTATGTTTGGTGAGGATGAGTATCGTAAGTCATTAGACCTTGATAATGATGATGCTCCCTGTTGGAAGATACCTAGTGGAGAGTCAACTACCTTTGTTGGTTGGAACCCTATGTGTATCCCAACGATGGATTACATAGTATGGAAACTACAAAACCGTGAGAAAATTATTAAAGGAGAAATTTACTGATGGACTATAAAACTTCTGGTGTTGACATCATTAAGGGACGATCTTTTGTAGATTATATCAAAGCACTGGCACCTAACATTGGTGGGTTCAATGGAATAATGGAAATCCCATCGGGATATGAGAAACCTGTACTTGTATCTGGTGCTGATGGTGTCGGAACTAAAATTAATATCTGTAGGATTGCTAATGATTACACCACTATTGGTCAGGATCTCGTTGCTATGTGCGTCAATGACGTTATATGTTCTGGTGCTAAACCATTATATTTTCTAGATTATATCTCTACCAAATCACTTGATGATAATGTCAGTGATATTGTGCGTGGAGTTGCCACTGGTTGTGCAATGGCTGGAATGGAATTACTAGGTGGAGAAACTGCCGAACATTTTAGAGCAAATGATTATGACCTTGCTGGTTTCTGCACTGGTATTGTAGAGAAGAACCAGATTATTGATGGTAGTGAAATGTGGCCGGGTGATGTAGTCATCGGTATTGAGAGTAGTGGTCTTCATAGTAATGGATACACACTGGTCAATGATATGCTGTGGCGAAATTATATTTACTATAAGGAGATGCCGGAACTGTTGGTGCCAACCACCATCTATGCCCGTCTCATTCAGCACCTGTTGGACGAAGTTCCTATCCTAGGAATGGCACATATTACTGGAGGAGGACTGCCTGAGAACCTCCCACGATGCCTTCCAGAGCATCTGACTGTCGATGTTGATTGGTCTGCTTGGGAACGACCGGAACTCTTTAACAAGATACAGGAGGCAGGAGAGATTGCCGAGGAGGAGATGCGTAATGTATTCAACTGCGGTATTGGATTCTGTTTAGTTGTACCACCAGGTGCAGTAGAATTGGTCCAGAATTTTATTGCCGATACTCCATTTGGTATGAGGTCTTGGGTCATTGGAGAAGTGGTGTCAGTATAATGACTGTCACATGGTTTGACAAATACTACTAAAACCTGTTATAGTTAAGGGAGTTCAAAGCCTCCCTTTTTTTATGGAATACTCTGAGTATATTGAGATTAAAACCAAAGTGGATGATGCCAAACAAGCACGAGTCCGTATTGGAGTCTCTTGGTTACTTCATATGTTCACTGTTCCACCTGTTGTTTCTGTTGTTTATTCGGTAAAAACAAACAACTGGATTCCTACTCTTGCAGCAACAGGTGTTGCATTGCTTGCAGCACCAATCTCACTGGTTGACTTTGGTCTGACACTTGCAGTTGCACCTCCTGTAACATCTGCGGTTCTTGTTCATACCAAGGCACAAGAAAAACGTCGTAAGTTGGGTATTTTTGGTCCTGAACAGGCAGACAAACTTGTATATGAGGCACTATGATGATCGAAAACCTAGAACCTGAAGATCGAGTACTAGATACTCCATCTGTTTACGAACAAGTTGCTTCTCTTGTCCAAAAGTACGGATGGGAAGTAGGTGACAATATTGTAGTTGAAATGGCAGGGACTCAAGTTTCTGGTATTGATGTGGGCGAAGTCTATAATAAGAAATGGCAATCACCTATTGGGACTCGTAAGTGTAATAAAGAAGCATTTATTGTTATTAAAAATCTTTCACGAGACCCATGGACACCTTCTCAACCTATGGATAGAGAACACAAACCTCAACACCCCTATGAGAAAAAAGACTAAGTTCCCATTCAATCATGTTGTTCTGGAAGATAGGAAAGAAGTATGGATTAAGAGAGGTTATCCTAGTTCTATGGGTGTTCCTGCTGCCATGAAACAATTCTATCCCGGATACACATCTCATTTGGCTAGAAATGAATTTATTGAAGAACTCAAAGTAAATCCAGAGGCACGAAACAAACTAGACATTTGATTATGACATACACAATTTATTCTAAGGATGGTTGTCCTTTCTGTACTAAAGTCCAACAGGTCCTACAACTTACAGAACAGAAACATGTAGTCCTTAAACTTGGTAGAGACTACACAAGAGAGGAGTTTTATTCTAAGTTTGGTAAGGGTTCTACATTTCCTCAAGTTATATTGAATGTTGAGGGCCCTG